TAAATTCTTGGAATGTTGTTTATAAACTTCTCTATAGTTCCATCTTCTTGCAGGGTATAAAACATAGTTGTTCCCTGCCCCTCTGGATAACCATCCCATTGTCCATACTGGCTAACAATTGTTTCGCCCTCATAGATTACATTGGTCAGATTACGTGTTCCCATTAGTTACCTTTCGTTTTGTTAGTATTACTATACAGGATGGGTCAGACATTTTGGGGGCGTGTCGTAAACAATCGTAAACCGTTACGGATCTGTTACATTTGGCTGCGGTCGGAGGTGGCCAGTTTAACGTCATGGCCAGGACGTGGGACCTAAGAAAGGAATAAGAAGGTCCCTATATTACATGCCCCTATGCATGCAAGTTTATTTTTTACTAGCACTAAACAAAATGTCATTACGTGCAAACACACACTGCCCACAGGTTACACAGGCAGAACCTTTTTCACTAATCAGTGGAAGTTTCTTTGCGTTTTCAGGGCAGGGAATAGCAGACTTAGGCGTGATAGTCAACATCCGCTCTTTACCCATTGCAAAATTGTTAGCAAGATAAGCTAGCTTGACACCGTTAGTTTCTTTGAGTTGACTTGCCAGCTGCCAGTTGTCATCATCCGTTGAAAAGTACAGTGATAGATTCTCAATACCCGTTAGAATTGGCACTGCAAAATCAGACCTAGTGTATACCCAGAACTGAATTGCAGGGAATGCAAGAATTACATTTTTCCAGGCGTGAGTATAAGTTTCATTGAAAAAGTCACCGTCCCAGTGAATACGAAACAGTTTCTCTGCATTACGCTTGACACAGTCTTTGTCAAACTCGTCAACCATTTCATAGAGTAAAGCTTCCATTTCCAGTTGGTCCGCATTGCGTAGCAGGTCCCAATTGTTTAGAAGAACATCCTTTACGCCTTTGTAGATTTTCTCAAGCTTGCCCGCATAGCAGACTTTCTCGCATACGCTTGTTGCTCCAGGGCAGGAATAACTCTTCCCAGAAGGAAGGCCAAAAGTGTTCGAGATAGTTGCTGTTTTACCGTTGGGCGATACTGCATTAGTTACCTTTCTGTCTTTGCTTCGAATTAGGGGCATTGCTTTCCTTTCAACTGAATCTATTATAATCTAGGCCTAGGACATTTTGGGGGAAATCTTAAACTCTTCGTAAATTGTTACCATCCTGTTACGATCTGGCCGCAGCCCGTTTAGAACGGGACAGCAAACAATTCTTCTTCACCAATCAAAACTTCATAGCAAGTTTCACACTCAACAAAATACTCAGGCTCAACAATTCCGTCTGTGTATTTAGCAATTACTATGTCGTGTCCAAAATGTTCAGCAAACTTATTCATCATAGCTAATCCAAGGGTCTAGGTGGTGTTGATTTGAAATGTCCCAAGCAGGAGCAGTTGTTTGTCCTTTATAGGTTACCCCTTCAGGTAGCTCAATCTCACGATAGTAGTCACCTTCATTCATAGCGTCAATAGCTTCCATACATACTCTAACCATAGACTTAGGAACAGGGGGGTAGTGATTAGATAGCAAGTGCCAAGTCAAGCCTGTTTCCAAATCACCTTCAGCAAACTCTAATGCTTGTAAGTGTCCCATTACTTTACCTTTCTTGTTGAGGGGTGTCCAACTCTAATAGCATAGCACCTAGCACAGACATTTATGGTCTGAAACGCCAATAGGTGTCTAGTTAGTTTATTACAATCAAAGCAGTTGTATTTACTCATTACCCTTGCTTTCTTTGATAGCCTTAGCCTTGTTAGACTGACGGCTGCCTTTGTATTTTTGAGGGGTAGAAACTAGGTGAGGCGACTTCAGCAGGTCACGGAACAATACTCTACTTTCAGCCCTGCGTCTGGCTTCGTTCGCTTTTCCTAGTTTCATAAGATGATTATACATCTTGCGTCTGACATTTTGGGAAAATTTCTGGGCGTGTCATAATTCGCTTCGTAAATGATTGGATCCTGGGGCCGCTGCCAGCTGCGGCCCGCCGTTCGTTAGAACGGGGTCTTGTGAAAATTTTTCTTGTAGTATCTGCTTGTCAAAAAAATTGTTAGTGAAACTAAAATTACATCAACTAACAAATTGAACCCGTTGTAAAAAATCATTCTCACTCGCTTTCTGGTGTTGTGAATAGTGTAGCAACATCTTCTGACAACATCAAGTCAATTTTGAAAATTAGTTCTTCAAGTTCTGCTACTGATAGTTTGCTCACTTTACTAACCCCAATCTGATTTGCTCAATACCATACTTTAGCACAGCGTATTCCATTTCTGTTAGGACACGCCCTAGAGTTGTTTCAGCATTAGCAACAATTTTTTCTAGTGTCTCATTTGCTACTATTCTTGTTTGTTCCATTTTTTATCCTTTCGATTATTTAGATACTAACATAGGGGTAAGACATTTTAGAGCAGGTGGTAGTTTGGCTGGCGGTATTCCTCTGGAAAATCCTCACCAAGATAACCCTCTGCATCTTTTAGTGGCATTAGACCTTTATAGTCATCACACTCATAGCATACATAGTCATTGACTAGTGTCATACAGAACACACAGATTTTTTCTTCCATTTTATTTCCCTTCGTTTGATAGTTTTACATTAGCATACAGGACTGACATTTTACCTGCCAAAATCCTTGATTTGAGGAAACTTAGCAAGTCTTTCCTCACCAAGAGGAAACCCTGCCTTATCCCAAGCCCAAGCGATTTGGGTGGCGGTATCAAGACTAAGAGCCTCAACATCAACCCAAGCATACTCTGTGAAATACAACCATACTTTGTGAACCTTCATTTATTTATCCTTTCTAACTATGATTACACTAACATAGGGGTCTGACATTTTGCAAGCGACACGCCGTCTTTGTTATCATTTTGTTATAATTTCTGGGGATACTACATCTTGTGTCTTAAGATCCGATTTGACCACTACATCTAGGGGCGGGCCGCAGCCGCCCCTGGGGTGGTATGCCAGGTAGGCAGGGCTACCAGGTAGGTAGGGCTATCTAGCAGTCACCCCTGGCGACACGCCACCACCCTCCACAAAAATGTCTGATGTCTATGCTAGATTTCTGGTGTTCGAGAAAGGAACCCTATGTCCACCACCACCCCCGCCCCTGCTTTTGTCACCATTGTTGTCCCAGTTGCCTGTGACCCACACTATGTTGTTGCCCTCTATGATGACAATGACCTACTTACGTCACTTTTCTGTGAGGATTGCAATGTTGAATATTTCCCAGAATAATCTGGGGGATTTTTTAATCTCTTCGTAAATTGGTGGCCCTCCCCACCCCCCCCCTGGGGCCGCAGCACGGGGATCCGACAAAGTCAAATCCGACACGCCGTTATCTGATAACGATTAGATAACTAAGAAACCAACCTATTGCAAAAAGCAGGGTATCAATTATTTGTTGTTGTTGTACCAATGCACACTCTCCACTTTATAACCAAATTTTTCTAATCTAATTATGTATTTACCTACCTGTTTATCAGGAACATAGTTTCCAATATAGGTATCATAGTCTTTTCTCTCAACGGCTACCCAACACATTCTCCAATTCATGCTACAGTTCCAACCTCAACAACATCACCATTATCTAGCGTTGCTCTAAAGCCCTTGATTTCCTTCTTCCAGAACTCAGTAGTGTAGTAGCCAATTACCTCAGCTGTTTGGTCTGGGTGAAATAGTGGGTTGATTACATGTCCGTCATTTAGAAATACCATTACGCTCATTTGTTTATCCTTTTCTTTAGTTAGTTATACATTAGCATTGGGGTCTGACATTATTGGGATACACGCCGTAAATTCTTATTGTAGATAATCACAATGTTTATTGAGGAAACCTACAAATCTGGGGGAATATATGTTGTATCGTAAATTATTTGCCCCACTATATGTTGGGCTGCGGCTGTGGGGTCTGACCTTATTGCCAGACCCCGCTAGAGGCTAGAACCTAACTGGTCTGCTAGCCTTAGCAAGAAACTTTCTCATTGAGAATACCTTTGCTACTACTGGGGTCTTTACTGTTTTGTTCATTTTTTATCCTTATCTTTTGATACTTATACATTATTAGGTAGGTAGGACATTGTCAAGCGACACGCCAAAGATTTTAGATAACATTTTTATAACGCAGGCCGTACGGGTGCTGGCAGTGTGCAGTCTAATTTCTTGCATTTTTTACAATAGATCCTGTATCGTACATCTTTACAAAATATTCAGATTTTTGATATTTTTGATTTTTTAGAAAATCCGCTGTGATAAAATTGGAGAATGGAAGACGGTAACCAAAAATACACAGAGCAAATTAAAATAGTTAAAAACTTTATAACCTCTGAAGAGGCAGATTTCTATTTGCAATATATAAACAATAATGATCATTTAATGAAAAGAAGCCGTCTATGTGGAGAAGCAAGCAAGGTATTAAAATTTGGAAAGCAAACTTATGAAAAATATACAACCAATAAAAATCTTTCAATTATTAGTGATATTGAGCCTATCGTAAGAAATAAAATTTTCCCCAAAGTGGAACAAACAATTAGGGCAATTTATGCAAACGAAAAAGATCTATTTTTATCTGATATATATTTTGCAAAACAGTCTAGTGGTGGGTGGGTCCAGGAGCACTCTGATCAAGAAGGTGACGCTGCCTTACATGTAAAATATAGTGGCATTATTTATTTAAATGATGTGGAAAAAGGCGGGTCTTTGGTTTTTCCAAAATTAAATTATGAATATTCTCCAAAAGCTGGAGACTTAGTAACATTTCCATCTGCTGGAGATCAATATGTGCATTTTGTAACTACAGTATACGAAGATAGATATACTTTGCCTGTTTGGGTAACGGAAGACGAATTTTGGAAACTATAATACGCTATAATATTTATATGCGTATTATTCACAAAATGGCATGTGGCTGCAATAACAACTGCCCATGCAAGCTTCCTGAGCCTAAGTAGCCTTTCTCATTCTGATATAGGTAATAACAGAGTACTTGGTTCCTTCTTCAATCTTTGATATGCTATATTCATAGCCCTTTACTGAAGGCAAAATAACAACTTCATTTGCATTTGGCTTATAGGTCAAATTAAGCTCTGGGAACTCCAGGGCACCTCCTGAATAATCATCATTCAAAAAGTACATTATGGTAATAGCGTTTGTATCTTGATTACTACTTAATGGAAAAGATGTGCCTGTGCTATATTTCATAAGCCCTATTTGGTCATGAAGTTTTTGTGGCAATGCATTTGATTCAATATAGTCTTTTTCAACAAATCCCATAAATCCAGCAGTAACCAAAGCAATTCTTTCCTCAAATGTAACCGAAAAGTCGTTTGGATCCTTAAATTCTTGGGGGTATGGGAATGACATAGTCTGAACATAGCTTCCAGATATCATTTCCATATTCCACTCAGCCATTCCAGCATAAGTCATTTGCTCAACGTAAGGAATTAGTTGTTCGTATCCTGGTATAACATTCTTATATACAACTATTCCAGGTGCTAGATCTTCTTTTTCAATTGTTGGTGTATATGCCTGCTCTGTATTACTCATTTCTTTTCCTTCCAAATTTTTGGCTTTTCTTATACGCTCTTTTGCAATCCTGACTTGATCTTCTGACACGTCATTATAAATAAAGTTTCTATTTAGGTTTATACAGGCGTGTGCCACCGATCCAGTACCACCCATTATATCAGCAACCGTGTCCCCTTCTTCGGAAAAGTGGCTAACTATAATATTACAAAAATCTAGTGGAGTTGAATCGCCTGTATGGCCCTCTATGTTAATTAATTCTGCATCTAGCTGCCAAGGAATATCAATTATCATTTTTTCAAGTTCTTTGAATTTTGGACTTCCTTTGCTAAAATGCAAAAAATATACTTGAGTTTTATTATGTTTGATTTTGCTA